ATTGTCCATTCCACTTAAAACGGTAGGTCGTTACTAGTTCCATCTTTTGCGGTTTTTAGTAGTGTGGTATAAAGAGTAATGATATCCTCTAAATCTTCTCTGGACCATTTTTTAACATTGTGTCGGTTTGCTTCAAGCCATTCAACTTTTTCTAATCCAATTCTTTTAATAAGATTTTTTCTATATCCTACTAAATGAAATTGATCAAAAGCATTGCAAAAACTGCCTTCTTTCCAAACATTATCTTCATTAAATCTTAAAAACGAGCCTCCCTTAACAGGTACATAATGACCAGCATCCCATTTGTCATGCCATTTGCCGCAACTTATACAAGATAAATCTTTATCTCGCATACGAATCCATGCATTAAATACCTTTTGAGCCTTTTCTGTAAGTTTAGGCAGTGATTCTTTTTTTGTAATTGCCATTTCTTATTGGTTTATCAAATGCTTCTGTATGATCCCAACCTCTTAAAATTCTTGCTCTAATTGTTGGTCTATTAGATTCAGGTATATTCAATTTTCTAAATAATTCCATAATTGGGTATTTTTCATTTTTGTAATTAACAAAAAAGGTAATTTCCCTATTGTTGGCATTTTGTAGATTAGTTACAAATCTGCAATTTGATGGCTCATAATTACCATTATTATCAATTCTATCTATTTGCAAATTATCTGCATACCCATTATTCAAAGCCCAATTTTTGAAAGCAAAATAATCATCATCCCATTCCTTACAGATAGATATACCTCGTTCAGAATAACGGTTACTCCTTATGTAAGATTTAAGATGTACCCTTTCTTTCATAGATTTCCAAGTTTTATAAATTCGACTTGTACTTTCTCCATTTCTAACTTTTTGTTTGCATCCGCAACTTATAATTCTAAGCCTTATTAATTGTGATAACCTTACTGTTTTTTGATTCCCACAATCACATTGGCATAGTATTGCCCTTTGCGTTTGTCCGCTTGGTTGGCGATAAGCATTTACCTCCTTAATTACAGTTAAATTACCAAATTTGTCTCCATTGCTAATATCTATTTTCATGATTGTATAATTTAATGCAATATACAACATTTATTTGATATTACCAAATTTATTTTATAGATTCATTTCGGCTTTACGATACGATACAATGGTTCTGATGGCATCCAACTGATGGGTGGCAGATGCGTTGACCCGGTCGGCCCAGTTGACTAAATAGTTAACCTCTTTGGCATTCGTGTTTACAAACTTAGTGATAAGGGATGGACTTAGTTTTTTGTCCAATCCTTGCTCCATAGCTTGTAAAAGTCCGGCATTAATTATCTGGTCCTGGGCTAACTTAGCCTCTGCTAGTAGCTGACCTGACTTAGCGACCATAATTAACAAGTACTCAATCCGTTCTAGGAGCTGATTGGGTTCATGTCCAATAGGGGTCTCTAAGTAGGCCTGCATCTTAGAAAGGGAGGTCCTTATCTGGTCCATTGCTTTGGGGTTTGTAAGTGTCAACTACCGTATTCCAACCGCCACCATCTTTGCGTTCCAAAATACTAATCTTTAGTTGCTTGTTACCTTGATAATCCGTTAAGAGGTCTGGATTGTCTTTAAGCCATTGGAATAGGTCATTCGGTGTGATAATGATTTGACCCTTTACAAACGAGGGGGCATTTTCTCTTGGTGCAAATACCCTAATCCCTTGGGGAAACTTTTTGTCAAGTTGCTTTTGACTGATTGCGGCTGCCATTTTGTAGCTCATTTTACTTTAGATTTACGGTTATAGATGTGGTTGATGTCTTAACTGGGGGGTAAAGGATAACGACCTCATCCTCTACTAAAATCTCTGTGCCAGGCTTAACGGCCTTTAGAAAGGCTTGGCGGTCCTTTATCTCTTTTTCAAGTTCTACCATCTTTTGAGCAAGCTCATTGTATACCGGATCGCCACAATTAGAGTAATCATATTTAACTCCAGCTTCTTTGATTTCAAATTTGGCATTGTGTAACTCAAACGACTTGCCATGCTTATTGGCTTCCTCTAAGGTCAAATCTTTGTATTCTGGATGGGTGGTTAGCTGCTTTACGATATCCTCTAGGCATTTTATTTGCAGATGCACTTTTAAGGGGTCTGTAAGGCCCTCTTTTAGGCTATTTATGACACTTTGGGCAAAGTCTTGCCTTTGGGCTTTGGTGGTCTCAAATAGGCTTAAATCGGTTGTGGTAACTATTCTCATTTTACTGTCTTTTTAAGGTGTTTGGATATGTCCTTTTGTGATGGGTTGACTATCTGGTCAATAGGCTTTCTGCGAGCCTCTAGGCGGTGCTGGAGCTTTTGGTAGGTCTTATAGTCTGGGCAGTTAGTGATAGCCTCTTGAGCCAAGACAGCCTCATCATCACTCAAATCAGTATGCCCTATCAAATTAAGTAAGATAAACTTCTCATCATTGGTAGGAATATCTTCGGTAACCTTATTAAAGTCCATCTCCTCGGCTGGGGTAGCCTCAAAGCCAGCCGCTTTCATAAGCCAGCTGATTAGATTCCTAAAGGCTTTGCCTGTGGCTCTGGTCTGAGCCATCGATAAGATAGCATACTCATCCCATTGCCTTTTGTTGGCCTCTTTGTTAGAGCAGATAGCCACTCCTTTAGAGATAACCTCGTTAGTGCCCCATTTGCAGATATTCACCTCCGCTAAGTACTTAACCTCTGTGTCGGTCGAGTGATTAGAGATGTAATTCAACTGGGGATAAAGGCCGAGCTGCGCTCCCGCCCATTGCCAGGACTCGACTAAAGGGTACTCCTTGCCCTTGATGTTTACAGTGAGCTTTTGCTCTTTTACAAATCGTTTCAGTTCGCTTGCTAGTTGCAAGGATTGTGCTGGCTGTGCCAGATCGTAGGTGATTAAATCGTTTGACATAGTGGGGTTTATTAAATCGTTTCGGATAACATAGAGCCCAAGTTGTTTGGGTTCTCCTCGTTTTTATTTACAAATAAAGGTAAGGGGAATTTGCGTTCAAACTCTTTTGCTGGTATTTTCTCATCACCGACAAGGTAGTAACCTTTGCCATCTGAGTCAATACGAAAAGGGGTAAATTGTCTGATGTACTTGTTTCTAACGTACTCTGATGCTGTCATTCTAAAATAATTGTGAACCGCTGCGATCCATTCGTTAAAGTCTCGCATGGGGTGGGTGGGGTAAGTTGTTTTCATATTGTGAATTTAAGGGGTTGTAAAAAATGCCCCCAATGTAGAAACATCGGGGTTTGATACCTATTGCTTGCCATTAATCATGGGCCATGCCCATAATATCATCGACCTTATGTTGGTTAGGTTTGTAAGATGGGGTAAATACTTTTATGCCAGCATCGAGCCCATAAGATACTCCAGTGTGAAACATAATAAGGGCAATTGCTTCGGCATCCATCCACTCCTTAAATGTTAAACGGACTCCAGTTTGGTCTGAGTACATCTTGTCGGCTGGTTCAAATAGTTCTGCTTGATAATAGCCTTGTCCAGATTCAAAAATGTGGATGGCTCTGTCTTTGGATGTAATAATTGTAATTGTCATGGCTTTTGTTTTTGATTATTGGCAAATGGTGTCTTGTAAAAGGCCTATAACATAGGCAACCGCTAATAATGCTAGTAAAAGTTTGATTGGTGCTTTCATGGTTAAATCGTTTGGTTATGGATGCAAGATAATACACTTTTACACATTAACCAAAAATATTTTTAATTTATTTTTAATTGCGTATATTTGTGGTATGGAAAAGCAGAAACGAGGTCGTAAGCCAAAGCCTGCACATCTGAAAGTGCGAATGGTCTCAGCTTACCTAACATTGGAGCAGATTCAATTGATTAACAACGAGTTCGGAAACTTGACAAATGCAGTAAAGTATCACATTTTAAGCAAATTCAATGGATATCGTGATAGCTTTGGGAACTGGCAGCCGATGGATGGACAACGAGCTGAGGTATGCCCTAAGGTCGATTGAGAAGCATCTCAAAGGCCATACTGGTCGCATTTTATTAATAGGTCAAAGGCCTAAATGGGTAAAAAATGTCGATCACTATCCCATCCCAGATGTACCAGGTCGCAAGAATTTCAGCATCTTTCAAAAGATACTAACTGGGTGCGAGATGACAAACACCCCCGATTTTATCTTTTGGAATGATGACCACTTTCTAATTAAAGACCTAAGAGTAGACCAGTTTAAGTATTGGTATGATGGTCTGTGCAGCCAATGGGCTGAAAAAGCGACTGGCTTGTATCAAAGGGCTATCACAAATACCGCCAAGCTACCCGGATGCAATGACCTTTATACGGATATCCATGTGCCTATCGTTTACAATGCGACCGAGTTTGGTAAGCTCTTAAAGCTAGACTGGAGACAAGAGTACGTGATAAAATCGGCTTATACTAGAAACATGGAGGGCGGTTTTGAATACATGGCTGACTTTAAGTTAAGCAATCAATACAATCTAAGCACTTGGCAAGGTAAGTTAGTGGGCAAGACATTTTTCTCAATAGGTTCATATACAATTAACAACGATTTTAAGATATTAATGCAAGACCTTTACCCAGATAAGTCAATCTACGAAATATGAGAATCTTCATACAAAGCCCGAACATTAACTCTCGGCATGGCGGCATACGAGTTATTAACGAATGGGCAAATAGATTGCAGGCTTTTGGGCATAAGGTTATTTTATACAACCAAGCTGGTCCAGTTAGGTGCGACTGGATGACCATAACTTGCAAGATTGTCAATACTACTAGTTTATTGGACAAATCAGACCTTTTGATAGTAACCAGCCCGCATGGGGCTTTTTTATTGGCTAAAGATAAGCCAGCCAAAAAGGTGGTTTTTTTGCAAATGTTGGAGCATCTGTTTAACATAACCAACAAATCATTTTTTGATAGTTGCTTAGCTTTATACACTACTAAATACCCTTTGATATCCATAAGCCAATGGAATATCAGACTAATGCAAAACAAATACCAAAGAAAGGGCCAGATACATTATGTAGGCAATGGAGTAAATTTAGATGATTTTCCTATTAGCAATAAACCAAAAGAGGGTAAAATAGCACTACTAGAATCGCCAGAGCCAACCAACATGGCAAAAGACACCGAAAAGATAGCAGTACAAGTAGCTAAAAACCTAATAGAGAAAGGATGGACAATAAAAGGCTTTGGTTTACAAGCAGCCAAAGACAATATCTATACAGAATACTTTACTAAGCCAAGCCTAGAAACTATGAATCGTTTATACGATGAGTCAACCATCATTATTAAGGCTACCAAGTACGATGCAAGATCAACAGCCCCTATGGAAGCTGGCACAAAAGGTACGGTAACGATTCGGGGCATAATAGAAGGGGATGATGACCTAAATGATAGCAATAGCTTTAAGACTGGCTACTCTTATGACAAGTTATTTGATGCCACCATGTTTGCAATAAATAACCCAGAGCAATTAAAGCAACGGTCTGAGAATATTAAAGCCCATGTGCAGACTTATACTTGGGATTACTGGATGTATAAAATTAATCAAATCTTATGCAGCTTATAGTTGGATGCGGTCCTAACTGGCCTAAAAGAGAAAATGACATTTTTTTGGATGTACGACCATTTGAGAATGTTGATGTAGTACATGATTTAAACTTTACACCTTGGCCATTTGACAATGACTCAATGACTGAAATATCAGCCATCCATGTTGTAGAGCATCTTAATAGCTTGCTTGACTTTATGAATGAAAGCCATAGAATACTACAAAAGGGGGGAGCTTTATACATAGAAACCCCAGAGGCAGGAGCAAGCCCAGACTTGCAGTTTGCTGACCCTACTCATGTAAGATGTTACCGGAAGCACACTTTCATAAACTATTTTACCCTATCTGAGGCTCATAAGTTTGGCTACACTGATAAACTCTGGGCTATCATGCACATAGAAACTAAAGATGGAAACCTTATTGTCCACTTAACACCCCTAAAATGAGAATCTTAATCGTTGCCCTAGAATATTTAGAGCCAGAATGGTTAGAAACCCTGAAGTGTATTGAGGAAACTGGGTTACCTTATGAGATAGTCAGCCGGGATGGGGTAGGAAATATGTCAAGGGCTTACAATACTATCATAGCCAAAAACAAAGAGACAGATTACTATTGGTTTGTTTCAAATGTAACCTTTAAGCCTCAGATGCCTTATGAGTTGGCGATGGCTTGCGAGACATTAGGCTGGGCTGGCATCCATCCGGCTATGCCTACCTCTGATCACAGGTTTCAATGGCCTAACGGACACGAACCAAAAGAAACCCCTTTTATCGAATGGACAGCCCCAATGGTCAATGCAGAGGTTTTTAACTCTTATCCATTAGATGAGATGTTGCCTTACTACTACATGGACCTTGATTGGTGTCATCGGGTTAAGCCTAAAAAGGTAGGGGTGCATCACAGCCAAGTCATCGGGCATACCTATTTAAGAAACAAAAAAGAGCATCCTATCGGTCAGCTCAGAAAGCAGCTCAGAAACTACTGGACCCCCATCAGTCAAAGGCACATGCTGCAAAAATGGGGTAAAAATTGGCAACAAGATTTATGGCCTAAATAAATAAACCATGAAGCAAACAGCAGTAGAATGGTTTTTTGACAAACTGAAAAATCATGAAATACAAGCAGAGCATTTTGAGTTATACCAACAAGCCAAAGCAATGGAGAAAGAGCAGATGATAAAAGCACATTTAGAGGGCTGGTCAGATGCTTATGATTATTTACAAGACAATGGAAATAAACCTGCAAGACAAGCAGAAGAATACTACAACGAAACATATAACAAATGACAACACTAGAACTACATGGAATTTATCATGAATTATCCTTTTGGCAGCAATTTGTAAAAACAGACCGCTTTTTACAAGGTTGGGTAAAGAAAGTAAAAACACCCGAGCTGAACCAAGAAGTGGCTGATTTTATTTTATCTGTGCCTAATCAGAAAGTATTAGATGTAGGCTCAGGGGTTTGCTCAATACTAAATGGATTAGTAAATGTAACGCCTTGCGACCCACTCGGAGACCTTTACAAACTTATATTTGACTTTGAGAGACACAAACTAGTAGCCCCACTAACCTACCCAGCCGAGGAACTGACCTACAAAAACGAATTTGATATAGTTCACATATCCAATGCCTTAGATCATACCCAAGAGCCTAGAAAGGCCCTAGAATGTCTATTGCAAGCTGTAAGGCCAGGAGGATATTTAATCGTGCAAGGGTTTTTTAACGAGGCAACCCATGAAAACTGGCAAGGTTTCCATCAATGGGATATCTCTTTAGATGATGATGGCCTTATGGTCATTTTAGGCAAAAAAGACAAGACCATTATTGCATGGCCTCCACATAAGTTTGCAACAGTCAATTTATTAGGTCGGAATTGGTATTATTGGATAATAAAAAAATAAACATGGTAATCTGCTGTGATATAGATGGCTGCTTAACAGATGGCAAAATCTGGGTTGACCATCAAGGAAACATCATTAAGTCGTTTAATAACAAAGACATCGGGGCGATAAAGGAGCTAATCTCTATGGGCTATCAGGTGAATTTAGTAACCGCAAGCAGTTGGCCCGGTGCAGAGCAATACCTCCGCAGGTCTGGGGCTCAATTGCACATAATACGGAATAAGGAGACTATCCCTTTTGACTACCAAATAGCCATTGGAGACTCGGCATGGGATATCCCTATGCTATGTAAGGCAAAACACTTATTTTGTCCGGCAGATGCCTCTTTAGAGGTCAAGTGTTTAGATGGGGTCTATCCACTAAAAACACCCGGCGGTCAAGGAATTATGCTAGAGTTGGTACGAATACTTACTGAGTGGAATACTGATGTTGATAAGTAGTACCACTTATATTTGGTAGATTGCCAAATATTTCGTATATTAGGGGGTGAATAAAGGGTAAAAAATCAACGAGCCTTCAACCTTTCGGGGTTGAGGGCTTTTTTGTATGAGGAGAATACCAAAATCAGAGATGCCCTGTAACCAGCCCATGAAAAGCTGGCTAAAGGGAAAAAAGAAAGTGGTCAAGGCTTGCGAGAATGGAAAACAGAAAATCATCCACTTTGGCGATTCCTCAATGCAAGATTTTACCCAGCACAAATCAAAGACCCGCAGAAAGTCCTACTGCATGAGATCAGGTGGCATAAAAGGTACAGATACCAAACTAAGTGCCAACTATTGGAGCAGAAAGGTCCTTTGGAAATGCGGACAAATGGGTAAATAATGCCATACAAGTCGAGAGCCCAAGCAGCCTACTTTAACCTAAACAAAAAGAAACTTGAGAAGCAAGGGGTTAATGTAGATGAGTGAAATAGAAAGAGCAAAGGCAAAAAGCTACCCAAAAAGAAAAAATAACCATTGTCAAGACCACAAGCCGATATCAATTGGGATATAGTTGCTGAATACTTAGAAGCAGGCTGCACCGGAACGGAGATAGCTGCCATGCTAGGTATCTCAGCACCAACACTTTACGACAGATGCCAATCAGATAATGGTGTTCTGTTTTCAGAGTTTTCCCAAGAAAAAAAGCAAAAGGGAGACCTTATTCTGAAAAAAGTTCAGTTTGAGGCTGCCATAAAAGATAAAGACCGAACCATGTTAGTCTGGTTAGGCAAACAAAGGTTAGGTCAGAAAGAAAAGGCAGAGCAAGATATTAAGGTTGATGGTGGCATTAACATAATATTCAAGCCTGTCAATGAAACAAGTTGAGATACGATATACAAGTGTCTTTGAAAGGAACTTGCTAGCCTATCAGGCAAAAAAGTACAGGGTGATAGCCAACCAAGGCTCTACCCGATCAGGCAAGACCTATTCAATATCTCAGCTTTTAGCTCTTTACATACCGCACAAGGAGAAAGTAACGATTTCGGTGGTTAGTCCATCCCTACCCCATCTAAAAAGGGGTGCTAGGCGAGATATCCTAAAGATACTCGAGGATGCTGGCATCTACTCAGATGACAACTTCAACAAGACCGACAATGTCTATCACTACCCCAATGGCTCATATATTGAGTTCTTTGGGGCAGAGGACTCGGGCAAGGTTAGAGGACCAGGGCGAGATATACTGTACATAAACGAGGCAAATCTATTGCCTCATTCGATTTACCAGCAGTTAGCCCTTAGAACCAAGCAGACCATCTTTTTAGACTTTAACCCAGTCGATGAGATGAGCTGGGTGTACGATGTCGCTGACAAAGAAACTAACCTCTTAATCCACTCAACCTACAAAGACAACCCATTCCTGCCAATTGAGCAGGTAGCTGAGATTGAAAGTCTGAAAGATGCAGATGAGAATCTATGGAAGGTCTTTGGGTTGGGAGAGAGGGGTAAGTCATCAGAGATTATCTACACCCACTGGAGGCAAGGTCAGTTCCCGGATGAGTGTGAAACGGTTTATGGCTTAGACTTTGGATACTCAGTACCAACTGCTTTAGTCAAGGTAGGGTTTTACGAGAAACAGACCTTTGTCAAGGAGATGCTTTACGAAACCAAGCTAACCACCACCGATTTAATAGAAAGGCTAAAGGTGCTAAACATCAAGAGGTCCGATGAGATTTACTGTGATGCTGCCGAGCCAAAGACTATTGAGGAACTGGTCAGAGCTGGGTACAATGCCAAGCCAGCCGAGAAGGATGTCTACGCAGGCATCCAAAAGGTCAAAAGCCAGCCTTTAATCGTTACTTCTGACAGCACAAACCTAATTAAAGAGATTAGGTCCTACAAGTGGAAAGTCGATAAAGATGGCAAGGTTCATTCAGACGAGCAGCCAGTCAAGATGTGGGATCACTTATGCGATGCGATGCGGTATGCAATTTACACGAAACTAAACAAGCCTAACTTTCAGATTATGGCTTGGTAAAATAAAGAAAGTGGGTAGAATAAAAGATGCGTGGGATGCACTAACAAAGAAAGCGGTGCCGATGATGCCGATAGGGCAGCCTTTTGCTTCCTATCAGGTAACTGGTGGCACTTTTGTTGGCATCAGCGATAACAGAACTAACTACATAAGAGACGGTTATCAGGTTAATGATATCCTCTACTCTACAATAACTCTGATCACAGACAAGGTAAAGCTGCCCGACTGGACTACCTACAAGGTTGTCGATGAGGCCGCGTTCAAATCGTATCAAGGTTTAATGAGAAAGAAAGATATCTCTACCGAGGACTTTCAAAAGGCTATGGGGTATAAGAAAAAAGCCTTAGAGCCTATTTATGTTGATAGACTTACTGAGCTTTTACGATACCCTAACGACTACGAGACCTTTCAGGACCTAGTCGCTAACTCTACTGGGTATAAGCTCATAACTGGTGGCCGCTGTGTTTGGGCTCAGATGCTCGACATGGGAGCCAATCAAGGCAAGCCTTATCAGTTGCATAATCTACCCTATCAAGAGGTAAATATCATTGCCTCGACTAATATGTTCCCCATCGTTGAGGAGGGTTACATGATACCGGTACTTTCGGATGCCTTGTTCCCTAAACAGCAAGTCTTACACGATAAGTACCAAAACTACGACTGGGATATCAACGGCTCGCACCTTTACGGAATGAGCCCTCTTAAGGCTGCTTTACGGAGACTTAGCAGATCAAACTCAGCTATCAAGGCTAGTGCTGCCATGCTCGAAAATCAAGGGGTAAAGGGTGTCCTTTATGTTGATGACCCTAGAGTTATCAATGGCGGTGTAGATGTGGCCGATACTAGAAAGCAAGTAGAGGCTATTAAGAGTAAACTCGTAGGCAAAGGAGAATGGGTAGGATCGGAGAACTGGGGCCGCATTGGTGTCTCTGGTTACAAGATGGGATGGCAGTCTGTTGGGCTTAACCCGGTAGAGCTGTCAATCATTGACTCTGAGAAATGGGACCTCAAGCGATTTAGTTCGGTTTATGGGGTTCCTAGCCAGTTGGTGGGTGATTCTGAGTCTAGCACATATAACAATGTCAGAGAAGCTGAAAAGGCCCTTACAACGCGTTGTGCAATGCCTCAGTTGGTATCATTCCGCAATCACTTTAACAGAAAGCTACAAACAGACTGGGGATACAAAGGCCAGAATGTTTACATTGACTTTGACCATACCGTATTTACAGAACTGCAAGAGGATGTGGTTGAAAAGTCGGGATGGATTAAAGACCTCAAAGCCCTTAGCCCTAACGAGCAAAGGATGCTGCTTGGATTAGAGAGAATAGAAAACCCCATTTTTGATGAGCCTTGGATAACTACGCAAGATGGTATGCCATTTAGCGAGTACGAAGCTCCAAACATGGACTTAAATATAACTGATAGCCCTAAGTTTTACAAATCAGAGGGTGAAAAGGTGTCTTTTGATTATGATGGTGTTTTAAGCACCGCCAAAGGCAAAGAAAAGGCCGCAGAGGAAATTGCGGAGGGTTCAATCGTTTATATTATCTCAGCTAGATCAGATAAAGAGGGTATGCTTAAAACTGCCAAAGATTTAGGCATCCCAGCTTCAAGAGTTTACGCAACTGGCTCGAATAAAGCCAAGATTCAGAAGATTAAAGATTTAGGAATCTACAAACATTATGACAATAACCAAGATGTAATCGATGGTTTAGATGACAGCGATACAGAGGGGGAAATGTTTGATGACGATTGATGATGAGATAAAACGGACTTATCCCGTAACAAAAAGGGAAAAGTGCTGTGCATTATACAAGGCAAAAATGGAGGCTAAGAGATTAGCCTTAAAAAATAGGTTGATGAATGACAGACAAGGAGAGAACAGAGTATGCGAAGCAGTTTGCGAACACGAATCGCAAATTCGGCAAGACTCACTTTCCTAAAGTCAAAAGACAACTAGATAAGGTTGTTAGCTCTTTGATAGGTACAATAAAGAAACGAGGTCCCAGACAGGCTTTGGTGGACTTACGGACAATGCTTTGGAATGATGAGCTTTACAAACCAATTGAGGCTATTTACAAGTCAGTTGGGGTGTATTGGGCTAACCAGACCTACAAGTTAATCCGTAGAGAAGCTGGGCAAAAGGGGATAGGCAGATCAGAGCAGTGGGCTAAATTCGTAATGGATGAGCTCGAAAGGACTTTACTGCAATATGCGGTAGTTAAGACCTCGGAAACACTTAGGAATCATTTAATCCTAGTAT